ATGAAGTAGCCGCGAACCGCAGGGGTGCAGACCGCGAACATGTTGTTTTCCTCCTCGACGGGAACCTCGTTCTCGCCGAGCGTCACCGATGCTTTCGCAACGGCTGCCAGGGAGAAGGTGGTCGCTGCCCCGAGGTTGTTGGTCGCCGTATCGAGCTGCGCGATGATGTCGGCATCGATGCGGCGATTGAGGACCTTGCGGGTCGTCGACTGCATCAGGGCTTTCTGATCGCCCTGAGACTGGAAGATGTTGAACCTAGTTTTTCTGACAAGATCCTGATAGCCAGAGGGCTATTCAGACTATTGCATCCCCCGCGGGGGTCCGGACACTTAGTCGTTGCCGCTGGCTGTGAAATTGAATCATCTGCTCAATCTTGTGCTTCTTGAAGCGCGAGTGCTGCACAAGCTTAGGCAAAAAGTCGAGCGCGAAACTCGTGTGCGAAGGCCCCAAACCGCGCCACCATACCCGAAGATCCTCGGATCTGGAGTTGTATCGGATGGTCCCGCCGAACGAGTTCTGGATGAACTCCAGTGCGCTCACATCACATGCGTGAGCCGTGACGCTCACTCGCATGTTTTTGTTCTTGCTGGTTCTGAAGGAGAAGCACCCGTCCCCATCAAGATATCCCGCCAGCCATGCCCATGTGGGATGGTTCTTAGGCTTGATAGGGCCGACGCGCGTCGCCCTGGATAGGCGCGATGCGGCTTGCAGATCTTTCCACTCTGCCTCTGAGAGCGACTTCTGCCCCTTGGCTTGAGATCGGTAATCCCGCCAATAATCCAGGAGCCACTGCCAGTGCTGTGCCTTGATGACCATGTGCTTGATCAATCTCGGCACCAACATTTCAAGATCCGCGCGGTGGCCAACGAACCACTGATTGTACCGGTCATTGTATCGGTTGACGTTTCCGAAGCCTGTCAGGGCTGGGAGCGACATCACAAAACCATGATGGTCAATCGGGTCGGATGAGACCAGATGAAGCTTTAAGCTTATCCGGACTCTGTCATCGTAGCCACGATGGCTCTCGAAAGACAAAGAGCCATCTGCGTCAAGTAAACCAGCTAGATACTTCACTAATGATTCATTCAGCATCTCGATCCCTTTTATGTTACGGGAGAGAAACCTTGCGTCAGGTTAGTTAAATAACACTTTCCTGTTATTCAGTCCAGATGATACGGCACAATCGTTAATGAATATGCCATTCAACCAGGGTCGCGGTCGGCTGGCTCAGATTATCCGTGCGAGCCGGAATGAGGCCATTGATACCGCGGGTGACGGCGGCAGCGCCGCCGGAGTCTCCAACCAGGAACACGGCCTGGTTGCCTTTGATCATGGCCTCGGTGACGGTCGTCTGCCGAAGCCATGACATGCCCTCTTCAAAGCCGGCGACGAGCTGCTGCCGGTATTGAATTTGAGGCGCAGTTTCTGCCATTGTATTGGCACCTCATGATTGGTTGAGATGCCGTCCGTTCCGGTTAACTCTTTCCGATGTGGTCGCGGGTTGACCTGCCGTGCAGGCGCCGGCCGCACATCCAAGAGCGCATAGGGACGGTGGGTGGAACGATCGTCTGGGATCGGCGCCGGGAACCGGGTTGACCGATGACGATCAAAAGCGAACGTTTACCACCGACCGAGCAAAGCTCGTGTCGATGCGGCAAACGTCGTCGGGATCAGGCTTTCGCCTGAATCTTCTCTTTGGCGCTGATCAGCTCGAGCTCGCGCTTCTGAACTGCATCGCTCCAATATTTCTTCGGATCGCTGGTGCGCAGTTTCTGGATATCCGCCAGCTCGGCCTCGAGGCCCTTGCCGCTCTGATCGCCGCCTTCGGTGATTGTTGCCGCCGGGTTGATCTCGTGCGCCATGCCGGCGAGCCAGCGGATCACATCCGGGTCGTTGCCGATGATGCGGCCGTCGGCGGTGCGCCCGCCAAGGATACGCGAGATCAGCGCGTTCTCGTTCTTGGTGTCGGTCCCGCCGGGCGCGGTTGCGAACAGCGGGCCGATGGCATTGCGGGTGCGCTGGAATGCGGGCCCGAGCTCATCCTTCAGCGCCCGCTCGCTTTCGCGGCGGAAGGTGTCGTCCTGCTCATCCAGCTCGGCGGCTTTCTTCTCCTGCTCGGTGTAGTACCAGTTCAGGATCGCCTTGGCGACATCGGGCGTGGCACCGGCCTTGTGGATCGCGGCCATCGCATCGGCCACCATCGGCTTGTCGGCCTCACCGATCACGGCGCCGTTGTCGAGGGTGAGATCTTTCAGATACTCTTCCGGCTTTTCCGGGACGCCGAGCGATTTGCGGTAGGCCTCGATCTCCTCCGGCTTGGCATCCTTGCCCGGCACCTTGATCAGTCCGCCGCCATTGAGACGGTTGTCAAGCTCGCGGTACATGCCGTAAACACCGCTCGGATCGGAGATCCGCTGCAGCCGGCGCAATTCCTTGTCGTAGGTCTTCTTGTCGCCGGCGGCGAGATGCTCGGCGAGCTTTTCCCGCCAGTCCTCCGGCCAATAGCCTTTCTTCGGATCCTCTTCCTTGGTCTCCTTGCCGTCGGCGATGGTCTTGGCGCCCTTGTCGGCCTCGCCCTTCTCGCCTTCGGCGGCGACGGCCAGCGGCGTCTTGTCGCCCTCGGCACCCTTCGCTGCGGGCTGATCGCCAGCCTTGGCGGATTTGTCGCCTTCGGCGCCCTTATCACCGGCATCGGTCGCGCCAGCATCTGCGCCGGCGGCAATGGTCACGTCGTCAGTCGAAGTGCCGGCCGCGCCGGCATCACTCAATTCGGGAGGCATCAGTCACCTTTTCATCCATTTTCGGAATAGTCGTCTTTGCCGCTGAACACCTTGCCGATGTTCAGCTTCATCAGTTTCACGATGGCGAGGCCGACCGAGCGCCGACCCAGCATATAGTTGCGGACATCCTCCTGGCCGGGCAGGAACGGCTCGTCATAGGTCGCCGAGGCGATGTTGACGATCCAGTCCAGCGCCCGCTTCACTTGCTCCGGGGACGGAGGGATCAGCTGCTCGCCGGGCTGCGGCGGCACCACGGCAGCCTCGGCGTAGCGCAGCAGCGCCTGCATGGCGACGACGTCCGGCTTCTCGTATGGCGCCGGATGCCAGATCTCGCGCTTCGGCTTGGCCATATGCTAGGCGGCCCGCCCGGCTTGCTGCTGCTGGCCGGCAGTCGCCAGCGCATCGATGCCCTTGCCGGCCTGCTCCGCAACCTGGCCCGCGGTGCCGATCTGTCCGGCAAGCTCGGCCATCTGGTCCTGCTGCGCCTGTTGTTGGCGGGCGGCCTCGACGGCCTCCTTCGGGTTCATCCACTTCGCTTTCCAGCCCGCCGCGCGCATGGCGTCGCGGGTGGCGGCCTCAAAGTTGGCGATTTCCTTCAGGCTCGGATCGACCTGCATCGCCGGGAACAGGATGCGGTCGCGGATATCGATATAGGTATCGGCCTCGTTCTGCTCGACGAGCTCATCGAGCGGCGACCGGAACTTGAACTTCAGATCCCGGCCCTGGAGCGATTCCGGCATCTGGTCGAACGGGAACACGCCCTCGCGGCTCAGAAGCTGGAAGGTGCCGTCGCACAAGGGGTGATTGTAAGCGGCCTGGATCGGCTTCGAAATCGGCCCCGCCGCGCGGATATGCTCCTGGATGATGCGGCGGACCTGGGTCGCCGTCATCTGGTGGTTGGTCTCCGGCAGCTTGATCTTGTCGAGGAACCAGCCTTTGGAGATGTCGTCCTTCAGCGCTGCCGCGATCTCGAAGCCGATCGGGAAGCCGCCGCGGTTCTGGCTGATCGGGCGCAGCACCTCGCCGAGCCGTTCGTCATATTCGGCATCGACATTGGTGATGCCGCCGGGGTAAAGACCGATATCGCCGCGGATCGCATCGCCAACCGCGATCACGGGCGGATCGACATATTTCTCGCCGGCCTCGCGGATGGTGCGCATCATCACCTGCATGGTGCGGCCATCCGGCAGCAGGATCGACGTCGCCATCGAGCAGGCATATTGCGTCTCCGATGGGCGCTGCCAGCGTGGCACGACATAGCAGAAATAGCTGAGGCCGACCTCCTCGAGCACGGTTTCCGATCCGCATTCGACATAGAGCGAGACGAACGGAAACTCCTTGCCGCCCTTGGTTTTATAGGGATAGATCCGCGACGGCAGCACCACATGCCGACAGGGGAACTTCTGGTCCGGATCGTTGAGCGCAAGCGCGCGCTTGACGTCGGCGGAGACTTTGTCGCCGAAATGGGCCTGAAGCTGACGGGCGCTCGGGCACCAGTTGCGATGCATCAGATCGGTCTGGCCATCGGCATTGTCCGACCAGGCGCAGTCCCGCAAATGGTGGCTCTTGTAGAGCAGCGCATCGCCGGCCGAGTTCTTGCCGTACTTCAGGACCGCATTGCCGAAAGCCGAGAAATCATGATTAGCCAGCGCCCGTTCCGTGATCAGATTGGCGGGCGGGTCCATCATGTACCGGTACTGGATATCGGTCAGCTTTTCCAGATAGGCGCGCTCGGCCTCGCCGCGGTCGAGATCCTCGTCATCGACATGGATCGAAAAAAACCTGTCGGCGAAAATGAACTCGTCCAGCATATTGCCGAACTCGCGCCGCGCCATCGGCGGGAAGGACGAGAACAAATGATCGGCATACTCATCGCCGATATTGCGCTTCGTCGTGAAGTCGGCCCGCTCCGGGTAAAAATTGAGCGCGATCTCCTGGTTCAGGCTGTCGAGCTGCCGCTTGTCGCCAAAAAGCTTGTCGCCGGCGCGGATAACTTCCTTGGCGCGGGTGTCCATGTCTAAATCACGCCCCCAGCTTGACGCCGGAGGAGCCGGTCGTGGCCTGGGTCTGGTCGGTCAGGATGGTGGACAGGCGCCCCTTGCGGGCAAGCGCTGCCTGCCGGGTGCGCTGGGCTGCGGCCAGCATCTCCGGGTCCTCCTGCGTCGGCATCCGGATCGGCTTCGGCGCCTCGGGCTGCTTCGGCGTGCCGCCACCAAACATCTTCATTATCGTCTTCCCCTCTTTGCGCCGGCATAGCCGAGCTTGGCCGTCAGCGGT